GACAAACTAGGCTATGTTATTTTTATTGGTACACCCATGGGGCATAATCAGTTCTGGGATGTATATGATTTAGCAATACGTAGAGGTGGAGATTGGTATGGTAAAATGTACCGAGCATCTGAAACAGAAATTATACCTGACTTTGAATTAGAAGAAGCTAGGCTTACAATGCCAGCCAGTCAATACGAGCAAGAATTTGAATGTTCGTTTCAAGCTGCAGTGAGTGGAGCTTTTTACGGAAAACAAATTCAGAAGGCTGAGAAAGAAAATAGAATTACTGATGTTGAATATGATCCTACTGTTGATGTTGAAACGTGGTGGGATTTAGGTATAGGTGATTCAACTTCTATTTGGTTTGCACAAAGAGTTGGTAAAGAGATTAGACTTATAGATTACTATGAAACATCTGGTGAATCTTTATCGCACTATGCAACAGTACTAGAAGATAAAGGTTATAAATATAACAGGCATGTTGGACCACATGATATAACTACAAGAGAACTAGGTACAGGCAAATCAAGACTTGAAGTTGCTTATGAACTAGGTATAGATTTTGAGGTGTGTCCTCGATTAGCAGTTGATCATGGTATTGAAGCTGTAAGAAATACATTAGACAACTGTTGGTTTGATAAAAATAAATGTAAATATGGTATTGATTGTTTGCGACAATACCGTAAACAGTTTGATGATAAGATGCAGACTTTTAAAAATAAACCTCTACATGATTGGGCATCACACGCAGCCGATAGTTTTAGATATGGTTGTTCCGTTGACGGACCAACACGAACTGACTGGGATAAACCTATGCATGTAGACACTAGATATATAGTTTAAGGAACAATATGGCAAAAGGTAAACCACTAGACGATTATAACATATCAGGCATTCTTGGAGATCACATTAAGAATAGTTATGGTTTTTATGAATCAGAGTTAACAGATTCAAGACGCAAAGCTAATGAATATTACTTTGGTGAAGGGTTTGGCAATGAAGTAGAAGGCAGATCACAAGTAGTATCTACTGATGTAGCTGATACTATTGAGTCTATATTACCACCATTACTAAGAATTTTTACTGCATCAGATAACATTGTTAGAGTTGAACCTGTTACTGAAGAAGATATAGGTATTGCAGAACAAGCTACTGATTATTTAAATCATATCTTTAATAAAGATAATGATGGCTTCACTACTTTGTATACTATGTTTAAAGATGCATTGCTTATGAAGAATGGTATTTGCAAAGTATACTGGGATGATTCTAAAAAAGTAGAAAGAGAAACATACCATCAATTATCTGAAGATGAATTTACTATGCTCATTGATGAGGATGGTGTTGAAGTATTAGAACATACTGAGTACAAAGATAAAAAATTTATTAAAGAAAAAGAAAAGCAAGAAGCTAAGTTAAACGAATTACCTGACATGCCACAAACCCTTATGATGCAAGAGGAGTTAAATAAAATTAAACCTCCTATGCTTCATGATGTTGTTATAACTAGAACAGAAACATTTGGTAAAGTTAAAGTTGAACCAATACCGCCAGAAGAATTTCTAATTGAAAGACAAGCTAAGTCTTTAAAAGATGCTAAGTTTATATGCCATAAAGTTCCTACTACTCGTAGTGAGTTAATTGAAATGGGATTTGATCATGACAAAGTTTACAATCTACCTATTGAAAATAAAGAACAATACAACTCTGAAAGATCTGTAAGATATAAAAACATAGATGATGATTATGATAGAACTGTTGGTGATACATCTACAGAAGAAGTTATAGTTTATGAATCATATATTAAAATGGATGTTGATGGTACTGGTGTTGCAGAACTAAGAAAGATTACTAGTGCTGGTGAAGGTGGATATACTATATTAGATAATGTTGCTGTTGATTCACATCCATTCTGTTCTATTACACCTATTATAGTACCACATAGATTCTATGGTAGATCAGTATCAGAGTTAGTAGAAGATATTCAGTTAATTAAATCTACTGTTATGAGGCAAGTACTTGATAACATGTACTTAACTAACAACAATAGAGTAGCAGTAATGGATGGTCAGGTTAATCTTGATGATCTTTTAACTAATAGACCAGGTGGTATTGTAAGAACTAAAGGCGCACCTAGTCAAGTTATGATGCCATTGCAAAATCAAACATTAACTAATCAAGCGTTTCCATTGTTATCATACTTAGATACTATTAAAGAAGAACGCAGTGGTATTACTAAATATAATCAAGGTATGGATACTGATACACTTAATAAAACTGCATCAGGTATTAATACTATACTATCACAATCACAAATGAGACTTGAGTTAATAGCTAGAGTATTTGCTGAGACTGGTGTTAAGGATATATTTAAAAAGATATTTGAATTAGTTGTTAAGTATCAAGATAAAGAACGTATTATTAAAATTAGAAATAACTTTGTTCCAATGAATCCTATGGAATGGAGAGATAGATGTAATGTTTCTATTCATGTTGGACTTGGTACAGGATCTAGAGATCAACAACTTGGTATACTTAATGCTATACTTAGACAACAAATGGAAGCTATTAAATTACAAGGTTCACCTGCTGGACCAATAGTTAACTTAGATAATATTTATAATACTCTTTCTCGTATCATTGAAAATGCAGGACTTAAAGATGTTAGCTCATACTTTACTGATCCTAAAACTGGTATGCAGAATATGCCACCACAACAACCTAAAGAACCTAGTGAGTTTGAAAAGGTATCTCAAATACAAACACAGCAGAAAGCTGCTGAAGCTCAAATGCAATATGAAAATAGAATGCGTGAGATAGAATTAAGATATCAAAAAATGATGCTTGACTTCGAAGCAAAAATAAAAGAACTTGAACTTAAGTACGAGTCTGACATAGATGAGAAAGCTATTAAGCGAGAAGCAATGGAGATGAAAGGTATTTCAGAATCCAATAAAACTATGCTTGATGCTGCAACTAAGAAGCTCTTACAACCAGAACAACCACAAGGAATGAATATAGAAATAGATGTCGAACCTGGAACTAGAGAGCAGTAGAGGCTCAAAAGCAAAATCAATTTTAGAAGATGAGTTGTTTGTAGAGACAATAGAAACTCTTAAACAATCTTATACTGATGCAATATTTCAAACAGGACCAAATGACGAACTTGCAAGAACAAAGATCTATCTTGCATATCAAATTTTAGGTAAGTTTGAAAACCATTTCCGTACTACTATGGAAACTGGTCAACTTGCTAGTAAGCAATTAGATGAGCTACGCAAGAATAAATAGCACCACCCATCATGGAGTGCTTTAAATAACACCAACCACAAAGGAGTGTACACATGGCTGATCAAAATACAAATGTATTAGATGCTGCAAAAACCTTATCAGGTTTGATGCAGGGTCAATCTGCACCAGCACCTGCTGAGACAGAAGAAACAACAGAAGAAGTTGTAGAAGAACCAACAACCGATGATATACCTGTAGAGGATATTGAAGAAGTTGAAGTAGCTGAAGCTACAAATGACGCTGAACAAGATATTGACGAAAGTCCAGAGGAGCCTTCATATACCGTTAAAGTAGACGGTAGCGAATTGACGGTGACCCTTGATGAACTACTTCGAGGGTATCAGAGAGAAGCAGATTACACACGCAAGACATCAGAACTATCTTTAGAGAAATCAAAGTACAATGATTTAATGCAACAATCTCAAGGTGAGATTAATAACAAATTGTCTAAGCTTACTGAATTAACAACCATGGCTCAAACAGAGCTACAGGCTGAGTATAGTAACATTAATTTTGAAAAACTTTATGATGACGATCCAACTGAAGCTGCACGATTAGAACATAAAATGCGTAAACGTGCAGAGAATCTAGGTAGAATACAGGAAGAAACTAAAGCTAATCAAGCTCATGAGTTTCAAAAATATATACAAGAACAACAAAATAAAGTTGTTTCTTTAGTACCTGAGTTCAATGATCCTGATAAAGCTGGTAAACTTAAAACTGATATGCGTAAGTATTTATCTGGTTTAGGTTATGGCGATCAAGAGATCAATAGTATTTATGATGCAAGACAAGTCTTGTTAATTAAAGATGCTATGACTTATGATAAGTTGAGAAAATCAAATCCTAAAGTTATGAAGAAAGTTGCTTCTGCTCCCAAGGTTTTAAGATCTGGTAGTCCAAAAACTAAATCGGATCAAAACAATAAGACTAGACGAGACAAACTAAATCGTCTGCGAAAATCAGGATCAACAAGAGATGCTGCAAGTATTTTCAAAGACTTTCTTTAAACTAATATAAGGAGTCCTTAAATGGCACAACCAACAAACTTGTACGATACGTACGACACGACTGGTATTAGAGAAGATTTAGTAGATGTAATTTACAATATATCTCCTGAAGATACTCCAATACTTTCTGCACTGCCAAGAGCAGTTGCAAAACAAACTAAACACGAATGGCAAACTGATACATTAGCTGCACCTGCTGCTAATGCTGTAATTGAAGGTGATGACGCTACTATAGATGCACTAGTTGCAACTGCTAGAGAAAGCAATTTCACACAAATTATGGATAAAGCTATTGCTGTATCTGGTACGCAATCATCTGTTGATGCTGCTGGTAGAGCTGACGAAATGGCTTATCAAATTGCTAAGAAATCAAAAGAACTTAAAAAAGATATGGAGCTTGCTCTTTCATCTGCTACATTAGCTGCAGTAGGAACTGCATCTGGTGCAAGAACTTTTGGTGGATTACAAACTTGGATTGAAAGCAACGGATCTGCTGGAGCTAGTGGCGGAGCATTATCTACTGGTAATGGTACTGACGCACCTAATGCAGGAACTAACAGAGCTTTAACTGAAGCAATCCTAAAAACTACTATCGAAGAAGTTTACACAAATGGCGGAGATCTAGATGTTCTAGTTGTTCCACCTAAAGTTAAACAAACAATTTCTGGATTCATTGGATCTACTTCTACCCCTAGATTTAGTAACAGTGGTGACAGAACTTTTGATGCTGCTATTGACGTATATGCATCAGACTTCGGTTCACTTCAAATCGTACCTAACAGAACTATGGCTGGATTAGAAACTTGTTTCTTATTACAAACAGACATGGCTGCTGCAGCTTACCTAAGAGATTTTCAAGTAAATGATCTTGCTAAGACTGGCGATTCAGAGAAGAAACAACTACTAGTTGAATTTACTCTAGAAGTAAGAAATGAAAAAGCTCACGGTATCTTATTAGATATTACTGAGTAATTAATAATTAGGGGGAGCTTCGGCTCCCTCTTTTACATGAGGAAAAAATATGAACGCACCAACCACATTTAGATCAGGCGCAACACAGACTGTAGCTGTAGGAGCATCTTCTGCTGCATCTAATGCTATAGGTAGTCAAACCAGAGAAATTAGAGTAGTAAGTACTGTTGATGCTTTTGTAGCATTTGACCCTGCACCTACTGCAAGTTCAGCATCTTTAATACTTCCTGCATTTACTGTAGAATATTTTAGAGTTGATGCTGCAACTAAGATTGCATTTATTAGAGTTGGTTCTGTAACAGGAACAGCTAGAGTAACAGAACTTAGTCAGTAATGAGACCAGGTTTTACATCATTAAGAAGTCAGGACAGGTATCGTAACCGTAGGACAGATGTGCCTAATGATGCTATAAACCTAGAAGATTTAACATACCTATTATTAGAAACAGGCGATAACATCATACGTGAAGATGGTGTAGGTGTTTCTTACTTTACTGATAATCCAATCCAAAACTAATGGAGTTTAGTGAATTAGTAAATATTATAAAGAACAAAGAGCAAAGCTCTAAGCAACAAACCAAGAACAAACAAAGAACAAAAGTTTTGAGAAAGAGGATTAAAAATGGCTGATACTAAGATTAGTGCATTGACAGCATTGACTGCTGCTGCAGCAGCAGACGTATTACCTATAGTAGATACCAGTGCAACTGCTACTAAGAAAATGACTATAGAGAATATGTTTAAAAACATACCTGTAAGTGTTGGTGTTAATGAAGGTACACCACTTGCTAAGTTGCACGTAGTAAGAGATGCGGTAAATCATTCAACACAAAGTTCACTAGCACCAATATTTGTTGAAGATGATAATAGACCAGGTATTTTTTTCTCAGGTAATTTAAACAATATAGGTATTATACAATTTGGTGATAACTCATCAATTAATGCTGGTGAGATTTTTTATGCTCATAGTGATGATAAGTTTAGTTTTAGATGTGCAGGTACTGTACAAGCAACTTTAGCTGAT